CTTTTCGATTGGCAGGATTGGACGGGAACTTCCGGAACGACCCATGGGTGGGTGAAACTCATGCTCGGCGGCGCCACGGCGATGGCCCCTGGAAACTATGACGCCGAGCTGATCGTGTACAACCCCCAAAACACCAACGGGATATTATGGGGGACTATCCCTGTCAAGGTTTCGGGGTAGGAGGATAAAGTGACCCTTCTTTCAGCTGCGGACCTTGCTCAGATCAAAGTCGACGTTCGAGGGATCGTGGAAGACATCTCGGTGAACACCACGCTCAAATATCGGCAGTACGTCGGGGAGGACTATTTCGATCCGAAGAACCAGCAGTGGGCGGAGAATACCTACACCAATTGGTCCGGGGTCTCCGCCCTGAAGGGCATGGCCACCTACCGTGAGGCGGGGGGCAATGTGGAGATAGGGGACGTCAAGTTTGTTATCATGCAGAGTGACGTGTCCAACGCGATTTCGGTCTCGGATCTGGTCGTGGAGAGCGGAGCCACTTACAACGTGAAGCGATCCATGAAAGATCCATTGAACATCGTCTACATCTTATTTGTGGAGCTAGCGACCTGATATGGCAACGGGGCAACAATTCACTATCAAGGTAGAGACGGATGCCTTCAATCGGCATATCAAGGATTTCATGGACACCACTAATCTGGACGTCCAGACCGTATTACGGAAGTATGCCTTCGACCTATTGGCAAAGGTAATGACGAAGACACCCGTGGACACCGGACGCGCCCGTAGCGGGTGGTACCCTGCTGGTCGGGCTCTTGGAATGGCTGATAGAGGAAGTGGAAGACAAAGCATCATCGGAAGGAACATAGCAGGCGGAAACAAAAGGCGTCTCAGGACTGGAAGCAAACTTTGGACCGGAAAGAACGAGGGGTCCTACAGGGAGCAGTTCCCGATGGGAAGGGGAAATAGTTGGATTGAGATGGTGAACAGTGTTCCTTACATTATATTTTTGGAGTATGGCCATAGTCACTCTGCTCCTTATGGAATGGTTCGTCTCAGCATGAGGGAAATGAGAAGAGGAGAACTTCCCAAGGACATGACTACTAGGATAAGGGCGAAGTGGAATCTGTTTTACTCAAGGTCGGGCATGGGCACCAGGACCCACTACGGAGATTGACGGATGACAATCAACGCGCAGGGGAAAGCACAGAACGTCAAGGCCTCTCTTGAACACTACATCCATGAGAAGCTTGTGGTGACCGAGGGGTTGGTCGTGGATTTTCAAGGCAAGCCCTTCGAGAGTGCCGACCAGCAGGAGTGGGTCCAGGAGCGGATCATGGGATTCCCGAACCACGATTACCATCGTCAGACTACTTCTGCCTTGGAAGGGCAAACGACCACCGTGCTCCTGAACTTCAATATATTCGTCAACAAGGAGTCCCCGACCAATCGGCGGACTAACAGGAGCTATGAGATCCGGGACATCGTTGCGGATTATTTCAAGATCGGGACCGAGATAGACCTTTATGATGCCTCCAACAGTGATTGGACTACTTCCCTTCAAAAGATGTTCGTGTTTGACGTAGCAACGGACGCACCGATCTCGGATGAGACTTTTGAACAATATTCATATGCAGTAGAAATTCTTTGGCTTGAACAATTTTAGGAGGAACAAAATGGAAAATCAAAAGTTGAGCAAAGAGAAACTTCTTTCAGCTTTCTTGAAGGCGGGACTCAGCACCAGGCAAAGCGATTTTCTGGCTGACCACATCCGCTCTTCAGACGTGTTTGAAGTGACACCAGAAAAAGGGGACATCGTTAAAGACGTCCAGGAAGTCATAATGAATGAGGAGGTATAAGGGAGATGAAGTTTACTTCAAAGCATGGAAAACTTAGGATCTGCGACGCAACCCCCAAGTATTTGGAGGTCCTGTTCACGAACGCAGACATTACCTTTCCGCTCAATCGGCCAAAGTGTGCGGAGGTCCTGAACCTAGATCGAGGCAACGTGGACACCAACATGAGCTATTCGGAGGGGCCGGATGATCCCATCACGGAACCTCTTCCCCTGTCTTTTTCTGGTCGGATTGATGATACGAGTTACAGTTGGATGCTGATCGCGGCACTGAGTGGGGCCACGGTCATCGGGACGACCAACCCCGTGGTAACGACCAAGGCCACCACCACGATCAAGGTCCAGCAGACGGGCGTGGCGACGAAGGCATTCTCCGACGCCTCCAAGGTGGCTTACAACGTGGAGCTTTTGTATGATGGTGCTACGGACGAGGGATGGAAGTTGACGGAGGTTTACTTTCCATCGGAGCAGCAGACGATCACTGAACGAGAAGACGGGGTGATCTTGAACATGAATGGACTGATCTACGGCACCTGCGCGACCATGGCGTCGTTCACCGCCGGAACGGCATTCGCCGCTGCGTGATTGGGAATGGCCGGAAGATGGAGAAGTCTATTCTGGTTCGCATTTGTTGTAGTTCTATTTTACGGACTGGTCATATTGAACAGTCTTAGAAAATGAGCAAGGAGGTGAAGTGAGCAATGAAGTTCACTAATAAAAATGGAGAATTGAGAATCTACGCAAGGACGAAATCTGCGGATTTTGTGAGTGGTGCATCCTATCTTCAAGTGTTGTTCACGAACGCGGACTTGACGTTTCCACTTAATAGGCCCAGATGTGCTGAGATCCTGAACCTTGATAGAGGGAACGTGGACACCAACATGAGCTACGTCGAAGGTCCGGACGATCCGATCATGGAACCACTGCCGGTATCCTTCTCTGGTCGGATCGACGATCAGACATACACAGGAAAGCTGATCGGCATGCTCAGCGGTGTGACCAAGGACACGACAGGCAGTCCTTTCTACACGATGAAGGCTTCAAGCAAACTCCGGATTCAGCAAACGGGCGTCACCACAGTGGCCTTCGCGGATGCGAGTAAGCTTTGTTATAATTTGGAAATTAAATATGATGGAACTACCGATGCTGGATGGTGCTTGAAGGAAGTCTATTTTCCTCCTGAGCAACAGACGATTGCTGAGAGGGAGGACAGCATAATACTGAACATGAATGGGTTGATATACGGCGCAGTAGTTACAAGGTCTGCTTTCGGAGCCGGCTGGACGGCATCCAGCGCACTTTAATTCTGCAGAAAAGAAAGGAGAGCATGAGAGAGTATGGAGATCAATAAATTGACGACGGACGATCCTGAGGTCAAAGCAACTCAGGAGGCGGTCAAGACGATCAGCCTGGACGAACTGGTTGATGGCAACAAACTCTTCGAGAGTACGGGTGTCTCATACCTGAAGGTGACCCGGGGAGGGGAAGTGATGCGCTTGGCCATCCCCATCCGTTCCACGGGCGTGGCGGAGGCGATCGAGCACTTCGAACGTAGCAACCGCCCGGTCCCTCCGAAGAAACGGATTATCGTGAAGCCCTCCGATGATTTGGGAAGGGAGATGAAGATCACTCGAAACGAGTTCGTCTCCATCCACGACTTTACCGACGAAGGGTTTCAGAAGGAACTGTCCAAGTACGACAGGGACCTGGGATTGAAGGTGCTCCTTCTCGGGGTCAACATCCCCTTCAAGGATAAGGACGGGAAGGAGATCACGGACGACGAGCTGAAACTCAACGCCCTGCGGGCAATGGGAATCACCGGGGAACAGGTCGGGCAGTTGGTGCGGGACATCCGGAACCTCACGCGGTGGGAGGAGGCTAGGGAGGCTGATTTTTTGGCCGGTTGATGGGCGTGGGGGACGTGGAAGTAACCACCCCATTGTATATTGACATGATGGTGGCCACGGAACTCCTCCACCGCTCCCATGGTGAGTTTCTGGCCCTGTCCCGAATGGAGCGGACGAAGCTGAGGTTCTTTATGTGGGCGAAGATGGCGAAGAGGAAGAAAGAGTTGAATGATTTGAAGAACAAAACTTCTAACACTGAGGATTGAAATGCAGGAAGATGTCACTATAAGGGTAGGCGCCGACACAACTAGCATGGATCGGGCTCTTCGTCAAGCCGCAGGTGCAATCAGAGGATTCGGCACCGCAGCCCAAGGGCAAGGCAAAAGTATAGAAAGGTCATTCTTAAACATGGGGAATGCCGTCCGGGGTGGAATTGCGGCCATCGCAGGAAACTACATCGTTCAGGGCATTGATAAACTAATTCAACTCGGAAGTCAGGCGACAAAGACAGAATTTGCTTTCAAGAGCATGGCTGAGAGTTCCCGAGCCAATTCGCAAGAACTATTGAACAGCATGACTCAGGCCACCAAGGGTCTGGTTGACGATACCGACCTAATGCGTTCCGCACTCTTTGCCATGACCCAGGATATAGATCCCGACAAGATTCCAAAGATCATGGAAACTGCCCGGACCGCGGCCCGTCTCACTGGCCGTGACTTGGGTGAAGTTACGGACACCATGATCCGTGGCATCTCCATGAACATGCCTCGTGCTCTCAGGATGATGGGCATGGTGACCAAGGAGCAGATGTCAATCCTTGACAAGGCGATGAGAGCGGGAATTGACGACGTGAAACTTCTTGACATCGTTCTCTCCAATGCTGCCAGGGCAAGTGCCAAGATGGGTCCAAACGTAGACACGGCAGGTGATTCACTCAAACGCCTAAAGATCGGAGTTCATAACGCCTATGAGGAGTTCGCCAAATGGTTCAGCCTGATGGTTTCCAAAGACGTTGCTCTCATCACAAGTACCTTTGATTGGTGGGTTGTCGATTTGACGAAGACGGCAGCCCTCATGAAGGAGACGGTTGGTTATTGGAAGGAAACCTTTGGCATGAAGCCAGAGGTCGGCGTCTCTGGAACGGGCAAGGTTGGTGCACCAATAGCCGGTAGTAAAGAAATGTATGCCTATCAAAAGTCCCAAGGTGAAAGCTCGAAGTTCGGATGGAGATTGAAGGAAGGCTTGGGAGAGGATGTACGCGGCATCAATATAAGGCTTGAAGCAGCGAAGGCACTTGAGAAGGAAAGAGCCATAACCGAGGAACTCAGAAAGGTAAAGCAAGAAGGACTTTTGGAGCAAGAGGACATCGACCGTATGATGGCCAAGGCCCCTAGTTATTCAGGGATGGCGGGGGAAACTGATGTCGAGAAAGAAAAGTCATGGGAAAGAGCCCTCACCCTATGGGGAGAATGGGTCGCTCTTTTAAAAGAGGTGGCAAAGGAAAGTAAGGCCGCCCAATTATCCATATCTCCCTTCGCAATGGAAACGGGTGCCGGAGAAGAAGCCGTCAACAAAAAGATCGAAGAGTTGAAGCAGGCTCAGTATGAAGGTACGATAGAACTTTCCGAGAAAGAGAAGAAGGTCACCAGTACTGATCTTGAATATAAGCTATGGTCCATAGAGCAAGAGAAGATGGCTCTGTTGCTGAAGTACGGATTCGACAAGGATCTGGTTGACCGGATAAACCAATACACAATTGATTCCGGGAATCGCGAAAGAGCCTTGACTGATCAGAGCACCCGGGAGTCTCTTGACCATCGGCTCAAGATGATGACTGAGCAAGGGTCCTCTATAAAAGAAATCCAAGCAGCCACTTGGGAGTGGCAGAAAAAATACACCGACGATTGGTTGCTCGGATGGGACATTGGCCTTGAGGAATTTCTCGACCGTTACAAAACTGCCACGGAAAAAGCCGCCGAATACAGCAAACAGATTGCCGACTCAATGACCGGAAACATAACGGACTCATTCATGGCGATGATCGAAGGGACAAAGACCGTCGGAGAAGCGTTCCACGACATGGTCAAAAGTATCCTTCTAGACTTGGCCAGAATGGCGATTCAAGAACAAGTGAGAGAAATGGTCAAAGGGGCCTTGAGCGGCATAGGGGCGGGAATCGGGAAAGTCACCGGAAATACTTCAGGGGGATTGGTTAATAATATAGTCTCAGGAATCGGAGGCCTCCTCACTTTCCAGGAGGGTGGTTTGGTCCCCGGCCTATCCGGCAAGGCCGTCCCAGCCATCGTCCACGGAGGGGAACTGGTCATTCCAGAGGATGAGACTGACAGATATCAGCAACTCGCGTCCCGGATGCAGTTCATGGGGTTGGGTGGAGGGAACATCGGGAAACTCACCAAGCAGCAGAGGGAACAACTGTATGCTCAGTTAGGAATCACTGGACAAGGCCTTGGCAGTGAAGGGACGTCCTCGATTTACGGGGGCGGTGTTGGAGGGTTCCCCAGTACGGGTGGTGGGGGACTCATAGGGGGAGGTCCTGAAGGTTCTAATATCGGACCTAATTCCGGACAGATGGCCGGTATGCCTTCAGCCGTAGATACTGGACTTATTAGCGCCAGTACCGGATACAACATGGAAGCTGCGGTAGCAAATATGCTTGGATTCGTGCCAGATTCTAAAGGTGGATTCATTCCTTCTTCAACGATGCCTTTATCTGTGTTAAGTACGATAATGGCTCCAATTACCGCACTAACGAAAGCAGCTTGGAATGCCATCATGGGAAATAACAACATGATGAGTATAGAAAGTCAGATGAGCATACCCCAAGCAATGTCTATCCTTCAGGGAGAGGCTGCTTATGGCGCCCCTAATTCAGAAGCCGCGAACATGGCCCTTGGGCAACAGGGTCCCATGAGCGGGGGACTGGAAGGGTACGGTAGTGAAGGACCGGGACCAGCAGGGAATATGGGAGGGGATGCCGGTTTTGGTGGCAGTGTTACTGGGGAAGGGATGGCTGGCGTGATGGGTGGTGGAAGTGGAATTGCGGGAACTGCTATTGGTGGTGACGTTGGTTTTGGTGGGGATGTCGGCGGGGATTACGACGAGGGTGGTGTAGTAACCAAGCTCGGGCCGAGACAGGTTCCCATAATTGCTGAGGAGGGCGAGACAGTGCTCCCAAGGGGGACGGCGGGGGCGGTAGTCGAGAACCATTACCATTTCGAAGGCGCCACCTTCCTAGATCAGGCCACGCTGGCCAGGTCCATGGAGACCATCGCCGCCCGCGTGGCCCCAGGCGCAGTGATCGCAAATTATCAAAATGACGGCCGTATCAGGTCTATCATTCGAAGCAGGAGATAAAGCATGGGAGCATTGTCAGGCGTCACTCCGACTTGGGTCTACCCGCAGGCACCGGAGTTCCACAACATCGTTACTGAGTCCGAAAGCCAGAAGAAGAACTACATCAACCTCTCCGGCTCTACTCCGGCGCTCCGTTGGAAACTGATATGGAAGAATCTGAGTGACACCAAATTCTGGACCCTTCACAAGCACTACTACGATCAGCGGAGCGGCGTGACGGCGTTTGCTTGGAAGGATGTCCCAAGTTACATCGATACGGACATGGACGGCACGGTAGATGGAAGCGATGTAACGGTGCGTTACATGAACGGCTCCTTTTCATTCACTCCCAACGCGAAGAGTTGGGACGCCGAAGTGATGGTGGAGAAGAACATATAGATGGCTAAAGACCTCACAGCGACCGTAGATGGATTGATTGACGACCAGTCCCAGTTCCCGGTGATCTTGGTGGAACTGTACTTGAACGCTGGTACCCTGCGCTTCGTCGCCGACAAGAGCAATCTAACCTTCGGTGGGACCGTCTACACGGCGAAGGCGATAAGGGTCTCCGACGTAGAGCAATCCGCCGAGGGGCAGATAGGCCGCGTGACTGTGGACTTCGATAACGTCACGAGTGACATGAGCGCGTACCTGGATGATGAGGATTTCTATGGGAAGCAACTCATCATCAAACGCATATGGCGAAATGCCGTTGGCGCTGCCGCCGACTACAATGAACTGGTCAATGGGGTCTGTGAGGAAGTAGAGAACATAGATAAGAATTGGCTCTCTGTTCCGGTGACCATTGGGGAACCCCTCCACAAGCGGGCCCTACTGCAAATATACAAACGCTCTTGCAACCATGAGTTCGGGGATGCCGTCTGCAATCAACTTGGGTTCGCGGATCTTGCGACGTTGAGCACTAAGGACAAGATGATGGCGAGTGGCTCAACGGACTATTTCATTGGGACCAAGGCCATAAGTGGGACGTCAGATTTTTGGAACTGCGGTCGAGTGGAGATGTGGGTGAAGGGGGGCGGGGTCACTTACCATCGGGAGGTGTTGGATTTCTATTCAGGCACTTGCAAGGTGTTCTTCGTGACGCCCCTGGACTTCTCCGTTGGAAATACCTACACCTACAACATCTTCAAGGGATGCACGAGGACTTGGGATGTTTGCAACGCCCTCCAACCCTATGGTCCCAGCTCAAGCAACACAAAGCAGTATGGGGGATTCCTCCATGTCTCAAACAACAAAGGGGGTCAGTTGTAACATGGGAGAACGAATTGTAGAAGCTTCCTGTTCGATGGACTTGCGTGGACTCCTGACCTTTGAGGACCCGAAGGATACCCTCCACGCCGACCATTCCGAATGGGTCCAATGGCTGATGCAACAAATCGGAAGGAACGATCGGCTTGGTGTATGGATGGCTCGCGGTGAGGGGGACATGCTATTGGGGTACTTGGTCGCCATCGATACCGTGGCACCACCCCTTTCTCGTTCCGTCACGATCCTCCATCTATTCAGTGTAGAGGAGTGGGAAGGACGCCTGTTGGAACGGGCTGAGGGTTGGGCTCGGGGAAGGGGGGCGGAATGTCTGGAATGGATCACTCAAGGGCCTTCCCTTCAACATGGGTTCCATGACAAGGGATACCGAGTTCTGATAAAAGGACTGTAAACCATGGGTTGGAAAGATTATCTAGTAGCTGGGGCAGCAGTAGTTGGGGCAGTCATCGGTGGATATGCCGCTGGCCCCTCCACTTCCTTCTCCATTCTTGGAATGAATCTAGCCACAGGAGCCCTGGCAGGCGTCTTGCAGGGGGCCGTACTAGGGGCAACCCTTGGTGCAATGCTTGACAGTATCACGGGTAGTTCTTCCGACGATTCTTCCCTTGACCTGACCAAGTCCAACACTTATGGTGCTGATTATACCTACCCCGTGCTGACAGTGGAGGAGGGGACTCCCGTGCCCCGAGCCTATGGGCGGGTGCGCATGGCCGGGAACATCATCAGGGCCAATGCCCCGGACGATGCCACTTACATCATCGCCTTGATTGGACATTGTCGAGGTCCCGTCGATTCCCTCCTCACTAATTGGATCAATAACTTGCCCAGGGCGGAGTTTGAGACAACTACGAAAGAGATTGGCTATTTCACCGGTACCACGACTCAATCATATTGCACGTACTTCACGGATGATAAGAGGTGCACTTATCGTGGACTGGCATATACTGCCCTCCGTATCACGAAGGGAGATGAGATTAACACCGTCAGCAATGTCAACGTGGCCCTGCGGGGGTTGCTATGCCTTGACATAGGGCAAGATACCGGGGGGACCAAGTCCTGGACACGGGACCCTGCCCAGATACTTTGGGATTGGTACATCACGGTGGAAGGATACGTGGCGGCGGATCTAAACTCTGCGCGATTCACTGCGTTGCAGGCCTATTGCACGGCGGTACCTTCCAACGCCACATCCGTCCCGGCGGCTCCCCCTGGAGTGGACGGAGCCCTTGTTAAGTCAACCAACACCTATTCCAACAACAAGCATTTGGCGCCCTTCGCTTTGAGGACGGATGTTCCGTTGACAGGACCATCGCCATTGCAATCGTGGATATCAGCAAGTGGTACCCTTGGGTCCTGTCGCGTCAATATCGATTTTGGAGTACTCTATCTCTGCGATAAAGTTGTGATAGACAATTATCATCACCTTGGAGGTATCGTCAGCGTCGGATCAGGAGTGAGTGGGTTTGTGATCCAGGCTTCCAATTCCGTTGCTTCCTTCAATGATGTAACCTATGCAAGTACCGGATGGACGAAACTCTCCTCAGTGACGCATTCGGCTAGGGCACATACCGCTGTGGATGAGGAGGACCCCCAGGAATTCACCTTCACCAACGCTACGGCCTACCGTTATTACTCCATCAAAGTTCAAAACAACCTAGGGGTAGGAGGAGCTCTCACTGCCGTTGGTATCCGACATGCAAAATTCTATGCCAAGAATCCTCGCTACACCTTTGACTATGTGTTCGACACGGATGTCGGGGTCAACGATGCTAAGAAACTGATCTGGAAATCCTTCAATGGTTCCTGCATCATGTCCCAAGGCCAGTTGAAGCCCGTATGGGAGACGAGCGGATTGACCGTCGCCCACAACTTCACCATTGACAATATCGTCAAGGGGAGTCTCAAGTGGGGCAAGGTCCTCCATCCCAACATCGTCCGTGTGGGATACATCAACTCACGCCTTGGTTTCCTGAAGGACATCGCCGAGATCAAGGACGAGCGCGAGATAGTGGAGAGGGGTGAGATCCTCTTGGAAGACTCATGCTACTTCATCACGGAGACAGATGTCGCCATGCGTCGAGCCCGATACAAGTTCGACAAGGCGCTCTACACTGATTATACTTGCCAGCTCACGGGATTCCCGGACTCGCAGGCTGTAGAGATATACGACAAGGTCAACGTATCCCATCCGCTTCCAGGATGGAGTGCGAAGGGATTCCTGGTCAAGGGGAAGTCGGAGGATGAGTATGGTCGTCCCACCTTCCAACTGGAGGCCTACTTCTCCGGCATCTACCAGGACCGTGGGTTCGAGACGCAGGAAAGCCACAGCAGCGTGTTGCCTAATCCCCTCCGCCCGCCTCCCGCGATAGATTGCTCCGACATCACCGTTGCGATAGTGGAGACCGGGGATGCAAACAGTTTCGCGGGAATACGCGTGTCATTTACTCCGCCGAGCGATCCCTCCTATTCTTATACCAAGGTGTTTCTGTCCACGGATGACGTCACCTTCCGTCTGGCCGCCACTGCGGAAGGGCAGAGGGACGTGGATATCAATGGGATGGGCGTGTTCTATGAGTTTGGGGACACCGTCTACGTCCGGTTGCAGCCGGTTAATGGCTTGGGCGTGGCGGCGCCCTTCCCATCAACTTCGTGCTCCGGCACGTCTGTGGCGATAACCGAGGGGGTGCTGCTGGGGAATCTGAACGTGACCACGTCTATCTCGACTTCGATTTCTGGGACGACTGGCTCCTTGTTCGATGGGGTGTTCGACTCCGGGGGGATGACGTTCATCAATTGTTGCCTGGATGCTTATGTGGCCCCTGCGATTGATGCCGGGAGCACCGATGATACGATTGACAATGCGACTCCCGCCGACGTGGTGATCACGGATGGATGTCCCCCGTACAATTGGACCATAAGCGGAGCAACCGGATACAGCATAAGTGGTGCTAGTGCTTCCTTGATTGCGGTAGTATCGGTAGTGGCCGGAGCCTGCGGGACTCAATACAGTCCGACATGTAGGGTCACCGTGACCGATGACTGTGGAAACTCCGCAGATAAGATTCTGAGGCACACTAGTGGGCATTGGAGTGAACAATGTACTTATGGCGTAACAGATCCCTGTGGTTATGATGCTCCTTCTGACTGTATTGGCGGAACAGCGGAGTATTGGATATTGGGTATAGGCGTCGATGGTGATAAAGCATGGAAGGCATTTGGTAAGAGTTGTAGAACTGATGGTCAATGCGCTAATTGGGGAACCTATGGAAGTTGCGTTCCTATGGGAGCACCGAAACCTCCTGCGGGTATTTGCGATACTCCTGCGAATTGTCCTGCTGGAGGTACGTGCACGCATGGGGGATTTACTTGTATTTATGGAAGTTTGGGCTATAATCTTTGGATGTGTCTATGATGTACGAAGTCTTCACCGGGAAAGAGTTGAGGACCTGTAAAAGGATCTTCACCAAGATGGTCGAGTATGGGCATGGTCTGGATAAGTTCATCGCCATCGTGGACCATCTCAGGGCCGACGAAACGCGCAGGAGGGCCCTGGGTCTGCCTGCGCATCTGGTCCTGAAGATCCCGATGCTCCCCGCGGAATACTCGGCAGAGGAGACGCTCGCAGCCATAGGGTGGCGACAACTCAGAATATGGATGAAGATGGGCACCCTTCTGACCAAGAAGGGCCTGGATGAGGGGAAGGTCAAGGAGTTCATCAAGATTGCTAGAAGGTTGGAATGGGAAAACACGAAGTATGGATTCGTCAAGGGCGGGTGAGGGAAGGTAGAAGTGGCCGCCCGGGTGGCGGCACAACAGGAAGAGGATATCGCGGCGGTCCTGCATTAAAACATAAAGAGGGAACGGATGGCGTGGTTGTACGTACAGTATGAGTCCTCGGTAGTCACCTACGACTACAACAGGTTCCTAATGTGGATATCAGCGGACACCCATTGCTACTTCGCCACGAAGGGATCGATCAGTGGGACCTGGACTTATTTCGCTGGGACTGTTGGCCATGCCCTGACGGCAGATTCCAAGCTGACCAGCTACGGGGCGGTGGAGGCTGACGCCCAGACGAACTACCTCCAGACGGCGAAGGACGCCAACGACCGCGTGCGGGCCCTGTTGCCATCCTTCAAGAAGACGAAGTACGTGCGGCTGTACATTGACGATATGCAGCCAACCACGCTCTATGAGTTTTGGCCCGCTGCTTTCCAGGGTGGGGATCAGGGTGATTGCGTGGCTGTTGACACGATAACCTTCGCCAAAATGCAGAATATTGCAACGGAGAGG